TACCCATATTATCCTGCCTCGTTTAATGAATAGTGTACTGTTAATGTCCCCAGTTTTGCCGCTCCAGCTTGTTCGTTTTCCAGCTTTAAGGCTACATGGGTGGACGTTGTTGAAAGGCCGACTCTACCAAGGCCGTATGTGACTTTATTAATAGTTGCCGCCAATTCATTGGCTTCAATATCAGTTGGATCACCTCCAACTTTTATTGTCCACGTTGATGAAGAAACCAAATCAATTCCCGACCACATTTTGTCTGTTGCAGGAGTCGAAGCATCAAGGAACGGAAGCTGTACTGTCACTTTACACGAATCGTATTCATTGTCATTAATGCCCCCCAATGAGTAGACATTATCACCACTTCGGCACAGGACTTGTCTTCCATCAAAAGCCCAGTCTTCAATAATAAATCCCGGTTCGTAAACTGACCATGCAGAAACTTTGCTACTTGGAAAATACGAAAACACATACACCTTTAACCCAATTGCCAAGTAATATCTTCCAGATCGTGGGTCTAAAATTCCACAAGCATTATGTCCATCTGCATCATCTGCTTGGACTGCACCGATAATAATAGAGTCTATGGAATTCCCAATATCTCCGATATAGGCTGCGTTTGAACTATCCCTTGACTTCAAACTTCGTATGCCGGATCGTGCTAAATAAAACACATCTGAGTCACCAATTGCAATAACGGATTTTCCTGCAATTGTACCTGTGTTGTTTAACACCTGGACAAGTTGAATCAAGGCAGGATCAGGGTCAGAATACCATATCTGAATGCAGTCCTGTGCTAGGATTGCCATATTTTCATAATATGTACTCATCGCCATTAATTCTTCAGAATTCCGTGCATGGTTGGAAAGCACTTGGAACCCTGCTCCGGGTGCAGAATTAATTGTGGCTCCACCTACACCGCCTGTCCATTCTGTAGGATCACCAACTGCACACCACCTCCAAGTGGATTCTTCCAATGAGTGGATAGCATATTTATTACTATATATAAAACTGCCAGCTTGTTGCCCACTGGCTATACTTGCGCCACCTGATGTAGTTGCTGAAGCCACAGACGTTGCTAAGTCTCCAGTTTTTGAACTAAAACTTGCTGTTACGCTATTATAATAATTGTTTGTTGCCGCCCCTTGTGTCTCTGCTATAATTGTGACTACACTCCCACTAGCCACTGCCTCCCACTCTGGTGAGGTTGCTGTTGAGTTTATTTCATCTGCAATCTTTTGTGCAGTCACTGGATGTGAGGTTTCCCATAGGACTGGGTCACGGATTATCGAGATGCCATCCATTGTGATGTTGGTGATTGCATTGTCAATACCCCCAGCCAAGGGTGACGTTCCATTAGTTAACCCAAAATCGCCTTCTGTACTGGAAGTTATTGCTTTCCCGTTTGCTGTCGTTCCTTTATCTGCTGCTGTTATTGTTACTGTTGCAGTGCTTATTGCTGTTGCAGTATAATTTGGTACTGAGGTTTTTGCATTGATTGCAGTTGCAATTGCCGCAGCAGTTGTGTTATTACTTCCTGTGTGAGCAACTGTTCCAGTTATAATATCGACATTATCTACACGGAGGAACAATATATTGTTTCCTGCAAATTCTGACCCTGCATTAACCACAACTGTTCCTGATGCGGCTGTACCTGTGGAGGATGTTGCATTCCCCCCTGTGACTGAGAAACCAACTCTTGCACGTCCGTCATATTGCTGGATAATTCGGTTCATGGCAACCCCACTCTGGAAGTAGTGTGGGCCAGTTCCAGTGCCAGTAAAAGATATTGCGGTTTGGAATGAGTGTGTGCCAGTTCCACCAGAAAAGGATATTGCGCCATTCCCCACACTTGTTTCAAGTTGGAAGGTATTAGTTGTAGTGGTAACTACATAATAATCTGTGGCTAAAGCAAATCCTGTAGGCAAGGTGTCAGTCGTAGTCAGCCTGACAACTGTGCCATTTGCCATCCCATGTGAAGCTTTAGTTAGTGTATTAGCTGTAGCATCTAAACTCGTAATGGCTGTTGCGGCTGTTGCAAGTTGGAAGGTATTAGTTGTAGTGGTAACTACAAAATAATCTGTTGCTAAAGCAAACCCCGTAGGCAAAGTATCTGTAGTAGTCAGTCTGACTACTGTACCATTCGCCATACCATGTGAGGCTCTAGTTAGTGTATTAGCTGTCGCATCTAAACTCGTAATCTCTGTGGCTTCTTGGCTTGCCCCCGGATCATCGTGATCACCCCAATAGTGATTGATTAATCCATCTTCAAATTCTACTGCCGCATAAGGTTTCCCATCGAAAAAGTCCACACTTAGAATTTTCGCCATGTCTTCTTCGCCCGTATTCCCTTTGTATCGGCTTTCACACTTTAGAACAGAAAGTGATTCGGGTTGTCCTGTCATGGAAGGTCGCCCGGAGTGACAGTCAGCAAATACATATACATTGCCACCTCCGGCAGCTAGGCCAAATGTTCCTGCTGGGAGTGTTGCCCAGAGTTTAAAGGCTCTGCGCTTCTCAATCTCACCACCTCTTGTGATATGTGCATTCGTTAGACCAGCCGTACCTGCCTCGTTTAGTCCATACAGACTACCCGGTACAGAAGTTACCGAGGTTCTGCGAGTGTCAATCCCGGCTTTAAAATCCTCCACTAATACATATGGCATTTAGCTTACCTGATGAATATGCAGTTGGGTATTCTGTGCTGTTTCCCTCCCAAGGACTAGCGGTTCAGTTTTAGATAATCTTGCTCTTAATCTTTGGTAATGCACTTGCGCTTGTTGACCCTTCAACTGTGCATCAGGAGACTTTTGTCGAGTCAATAATTCACTGGCGGCAAAGAGGACAATCAGTTGATCGTCCAAATCTGCGGTATCCGACATAGAGACAAAAGTCCCAAGATTGCCTGTACCTTCTAACCTAAACAGACCATCTCCTGTCGTTGTATTTGCATTCTCACTGGGAGTAGGCCAGACCTCTACTTGAGATGCACCATACGCTTCGTATTTGTAAATAGGCCATGAGCGATCCCCCGTATCAGAATCGTGGATTGTGTAGTCATAAGTCGAGATTCCATAGGTAATCTTGTGCCATGATGACCCGTTTTTGAACGAAGCCTTTTGCACTCGCTCTAGTGTTATCCCAGATGGGATATCGTAGTATCGTGATCCTGCCTGTAGGGTTATGTCCTTTTTGACCTGTAGAAAGGGCCATGCAAAATCATCCCAGAGCCTACGTTGCACCCGGTTCAGGAGATTTATCATCATCTCTTGAGTTGACTTCCCAAGGGCTGATGAAATTGCGTGGCCTGATTCGCTCCTCAGATCATTCAGCAGGACTTGAAGAGTTGTGTTCCTTGCCATCTGTTCCTTTTTTTGCGTTGATTGGAGGGCCACCATCTAAAAAACAAGCCTCTGATATTTTTAAAGATTTTACATTAAATGGTAAATCCCCAAATGCTCCATATAATTCGGTAAATTTTGCTTTATAAATCCCTCCCAATCTCTCACGTTCACTGTCTGATGTCATATCTTCCTTGCCAGTTAAGACAATACGATCAATTGCACCAGTTCCATGTAGATGTTGTAATACTGATAACTCTGGGACTGAAATTCCCTCTTTTACTACTGTGCTTCCAGTGTCACCGCCAATTGCCACATTTGCTCGATAAACATTTTCCATATTAGTTTCTTATTAAGGTTAGGCAGTCCCGAAAGACTGCCTAGTTTAAGTCAGGATTTACGTTATTTCGTAAACACCATGACAGTTAAGTTGACTTGCACACAAAACGCTTGTGGTAGTTATCGCACGATAAATAGCATATTTGTCATGTGGGCGAGTTGGTGAATGCCGACTCATCTTCTCACCATCCATGTACATAAGGTACATTTTAGACGGATCAATAATGTAGCACCGCTTAGATGGGGTCTTACCAGAAATAGTAAGATCATCAAGACTTGGGTCATACTGGAAATGAATTCCCTGATAGTATACTTCACCCATACTAATGTCTTGTTTCCCGTTCCAACCAGATTGAGTAAAGTTACCCTTACTCTTCAACTCAGTTGTAAGTTGATCAAGAAAGGTACTACCGCACACAGCGACTGAAGGTTTCCCCCCATATCTGCGTAACTGGCGAACTTCTTGATGTATCTTATCAATTAAGACTTGCCCCGTTGCTGTCGCAGCAATCGCAACATCATAACGATTACGCCACCAAGTGTTCGTATCCGTTCTTAGTGTTCCAACTGCGGCATTGT